GTATTAAAGATCTGGGGCTATACGGCTTAGAGTTTACCGTTGTAAAACCAATGAAACCAAACTTGCCAAAATGGTGGAACAAGCTCGCTATGTTTAGTGAGGCATTTCCTGCTAAAGGTAAGAACTTATATTTCGATTTAGATACGGTTATCAAAGACGATCCTTTTACAATATTAGATAATATTGATTGGGACAAGCTGACAATGATTGACTGTCATTGGAAATCAAAAGATATGGTTAGATTGACCAACTTAGATGTTACAGTTAACTCATCAGTGTTAGCATGGCACTCGGACAATCCAAAAATTCATAATATCTGGAACCATTTTAACAGTGGTTACAAAGACTATTATCTAAGAAAATATGTTGGGATCGATAGGTTTTTAGCACACGAACCTTTTGAGAAAGACTTGTTTGCTTACTTTCCGCACGACTATATTATGTCATATAAGTATGAAAGCCACGATAAAATGGCTCCAGTGATAACCTTTGAGGAACTTGATTTTGGATCAATTGATACTGTACAGATCGCTCAAGCTAGTTGAAGAGATCTATGATGAGTCTATGTACGGCGATCCTGACATATACAGGATCAAGGATGTTGTCCATAGCGTAGATATTAACCATTGGAGAAGCAAGCAGTGGTTGGTTGATATGTTCAGCCAAATATATGGATTTGAATCTGGCAAAGTGTTTGTTGCTGGGGGCTGGTATGGACTTTTAAGTTTCCTACTACGTAAAAGATACCCCAACCCATCGTTCAATATTGTTTCAGCTGATATGGATCCCAAATGTGAAAAGTTTGGATACAAGCTGTTTCCCGATCAAGACATTCAGTTTAAAACAATGGATGTTGTTAAAACAGACCAAACATTTGATGACTGCACTGCTATTATCTGCACTAGTTGCGAGCACATCGATAAGGATGATCTCGCATTCTTCATTAGCGGTAAGCCTGAAAACGCTTGGTTGATCCTACAGACAAACGACTACAAAGATCTTGCCTCACACGTCAACTGTAGTGAAAGCCTCGAAGACTTTGTTGACTTCGTCAGTAAGGTGCTACCAAGCGATACATATTGGGCATACAAAGGCGCATTAAACCTTGGTGACTTCACACGCTATATGGTTATTGTCAGATGAAAAGAATAATCTTCACAATCTATATTAACATCCCAGACGAAGAGCTGGATAATCCCGCACCCTATTCAGCTGATGGTATTCAAGAAGTAACCGACAAAAGCAAAAAGACTAAAGATCAGTTAACCAAATACAAAGATCAATTGATTGATAGACAACGGCAATATGCTGACAAGCTAGGTGTTGAGTATAAGGTCTATCGGTGGGATCAGACTTATACTGACTTTGTTGAGCATTTTAAGCAAAACTACCCACAGATTTCTCACTACGATATCATCTGTTTCTATAAGCACCATCTAATGTTGCTGCTTGCAGAGCAGTATGATCAAGTGTGTTATTTTGATTTGGATATTATTCCTAACACAGACGAAAGTATATTTGAAGCGTTTGACATAACTAATACATTTGCTGTTCCCGATTCGAATAAAGAAGCTGAATGGGGTAAAACGGTCAATGCAAAATACTATAACACGTGCATTCGTAACCCAGCGACAAAGTATTGGAATGCTCATGCAATGCTGTGGGAAGAAGGCTTTGAACCTGATCAGCACGTTTACAATACTGGTATAATGATTGCTTCAAGTGAGATTATCAAGAAGCTAGATTACTTTGGTGGGTTTGCGACTACAATTGATCTAATGACTCGTCTAAAGAATGATCCATTTTCAATGTATCCTAAAAACATTCAGAGAGTGTTTAACTATGATAATGAGACAATTTTTAGCTACAAGTTGATTAGCAATAACGTTCAATCAACGCTGTTGGGTGATATGTGGCATCATGCTGTAGATAAAACACACCATAATCCAAAAGCTAAAATGTATCATGTTATTAACAAAAAGTTTCAGATATTCTTCGAATGAAAGTGTTTTGTGTTAGAATTGGTGACAAGTATGGTGTTGAGTATGAAGATTATATTAACACCAAGTTAAAGGACTATGAGGTAGTCTGGATAAGAAAACCATTTAGAGATGATGTAGCTCTGCAATGGAATAAGATGTTACCAATGTCAATGGATATTGACGAGCCTGTTTGTGTAATTGATATTGATTTACTTCTTATTAATGATTACGAACAGGTTTTTGATTATCCAATATCCAAAGGCCAGTTTTTAACTATTAACGATTGGGTTAGTGCCAACCCTTATTATCCTATTAACGGTGGGTTTTTCAAATACTATCCAAGTGATGTAAAATATATCTTTGACAAGTTTATGCAGAATCCTGTTTACTGGCAAAACTTCTACATCGCTAAAGGAGTTGCTAGAGGACCTGTTAATGGTGAGCAGCACTTTGTCTACGACTCAGCCAAAGAGCAATTGCAAGTCGTTACGTTGCCAGCCAATTGGTTCACACGATGGGCGACAGAAAGTGCAATTACTCATACTGATTACGACCATTGGCAATTAGAATTAAATAGGTTGTATAGAGAAAAAACAGGTAATGACTACTTGTTTATGGGTGAAGAGTTTCATCCAGATATTAAGATTGTTCATTTTACCCATGCAATGAACAAACCCCACGAGTGGGAATATTACATTTCTCATAAAACCCTCTAAGACTTTTTCTTATAAATACCATAAAGAATTAAGTTTACGGTGAGAAACGCATGGCTCAATATGAAGACATAACAATTGATCAAGGCGCCGATGTGGCGGTAGAGATTCATCTTATTAACAAAGATGGGTCTGCAAAGAATTTAACTAACCACGCTATTGCTGCAAAGATGAAGCGTACATACAATAGTGATAGTGCTGATACATTAGCATTCAATTGCATTGTCGCTGCTCCAGCATCTGGCGGTGTTGCCACAATATCATTAACCAATACTCAAACCAGCACGTTAAAAGCTGGACAATATGTCTATGATGTTGAGATATCATTTGCAGATAGTAGCGCTACTATCGTTGAACGTATCTTAGAAGGTAAAATTTTAGTAACCCCGTCAGTGACTAGGTAATTTAATGGCTATTACAGTTGGCACTGGGATCACAGCTAAAAAAGTAATTGTGGTTGGTTCGACAACCCAAATTAAAAAGGTTGTTGTTGGAACACCTGTTAAAAGAGTTACATCTGGCGCGTTCAACGTAAATAATATATCAGGTATCGATACAACCGGTGCCACAACTGGAAGTTTATTAATTTATAGTACTGCAACATCCAAATGGGTGGCTAGCAAAAACTTAGAAGAGCAAATCATTAACGGAGGCAGTTACTAATGGCCGCTATAATTAGAATCAAAAGATCTACGGGCCAATCTGCGCCAGGGACACTAAAAACAGGTGAACTGTCTTATTCGGCAGGTGTTGGTACAAGTTCAAACGGAGGCGACCGTCTTTACTATGGTAAGGGCGATGATGGCTCGGGTAACGCAACTACCGTTGAAGTAATTGGTGGTGCCTATTTTGGCAATATGCTGGATCACACTGCTGGAACGCTAACAGCGTCTAGTGCTATCATTGTTGATGCTAGTAGCAAAATTGACAACTTTAAAGTTGACAATCTTGACCTTAATGGTAATACAATTAGCTCAACTGATACTAACGGTAACATTGTTCTCAGTCCTAATGGCTCTGGTACAGTGGACGTTGCTACTTCAAAGATTACTAGTGTTGTAGATCCTACAGCCAATCAAGATGCAGCTACTAAAAAGTATGTCGATGACCAGTTTGCTGGCAACGCCATGGTCTTTAAAATTGCTGGAGACGTTGGAACTCTAGATTCTATCAACGGTGGAGGCACTGTCACTTTCCAAGGTGACTCCGACATCCTCACCACTATTACAAACAATAAAGTAGCGTTTACTCACAGAGCATCAAGTGTAGTAGCTGGATCCTATGGTTCAACCACAGCAATTCCTGTGTTTAGAGTAAATGCAAACGGTCACATTGATTCTGCCACAACTGTTAGTCTTGCAACATCATTGAACACAGCGGCTGAAACGGGTACAGGCAGCATTAGTCTTCTTACACAGACGCTAACACTTGCTGCAGGCGAAGGTATTGATACTACCGCTAGTGGTCAAACTATTACTATTGCAGCAGAGTTGGCCACTTCTGCCAACAAAGGTGTTGCGAGCTTTGATGCTACAGATTTTACGGTAACCACAGGAAACGTTGTTGCTAACCCAATCTATCTTGGTACAACTCGACTCGACCTAGGTGAAACCGATTCAAACCTTGCTGGTTTGAATTCTATTGAAGTTGGTGATGTTCGTATTACATCAAACGTGATTAGTTCAAGAACCACTGGAACTCTTTACATTGATCCAAACCCAATTGGCGATTCTGCTGGAGGTTTTGGAGGTGAACTTGTTGTTCGTGGTAACCTAACTGTTCAAGGTACAACCACTACTATCAACTCAACAACCGTATCAATCAACGATAGAAATATTGTTTTAGCAGACTCCGCGGCTAATGCTGCGGCTGCAGATGGTGCAGGACTTACAATTGGTGGTGCGCTTTACTCAGGCACTAAAGCAACAATTCTCTACGATGGTGCAACCGACCGTTGGGATTTCAATAAAACATTGGATCTTGGGTTTGCTTCACTAGACAGCGCTATTATGTTGAATGGCACAGGTCTAAGAGAAGTTATTGAGGATCACCTTGTTACTAATTTCTTCCTAGCTGGTGAAGGTATTGATCTAACATATATTGACGGATCTAATAGCTTAACTGTTTCTGCTGAATTGGCGACATATACTAACCCTGGTGTAGCTAACTTTGACTCTGCTCAATTTACTGTAACGAGTGGTTTTGCAACAATATCTGTCATTGATGGCGGAACATACTAAATAAAGCAATCGGTGTTTTTACACTTAGTCTAATCCTTTGTTAAGGAAAAATCAATGGCTTATCCTACTATTAAACTGAAGAAATCCTCTGTACCAGGTAGGGTTCCTGATTCTTCTAATTTAGACTACGGTGAGTTGGCAATAAACTATGCCGATGGTAAGATTTATTATAAAAATTCTTCTAATGTTATAATGGGTCATATAATTGATTCTAATATACAAGATTCTCTTAGTAGAACAATAGCTAATGAAGAATTTGCATTTAGAACAACTGATAGTTTAGGTGAAGGTAATATTAACCTATATTACACTCGTGTTAGATCAGAATCCGACATCACCGATATTGTAGATTCTGCTTACATTCGATTCTTACAACTACGTTATCTTGATTCTGCCAATGCTATCAAGTTAATTGACTCAGCGTACGTTCAAGCACGACAGGCGTTTGGCGCTGGGATAGATTCAGCTGATATTATACAACTTATTGACTCAGCATATGTTAATGCGCGTGTAGCATCAGTAGATTCAGCTTCTGTTACAGCTCTTATCGATTCAGCATACGTTAACGCCCGTTTAAATAGATCCCTGTTCTTAGATTCTGCTGAAGCTATTAATTTAATTAATGTTTACGGATTTGACTCAACAAACTTTAATGGTATGTTTGCAGCGAAGTCTACAACGGGTTTAAGCGAAGGTACAAACAAGTACTACACTAAAGTGCGGTTTGATTCAGACTTTGGAACAAAGACGACGACTAGTTTAGCTGAAGGTATAAACAAGTACTACACTAAAGTAAGATTTGACTCAGACTTTGGAACAAAATCTACAACTAATTTAGCTGAAGGTACAAACAAGTATTACACTAAAGCACGTGCAGACTCAGATGCAAAACGTGCTGTCAGCGTTACAGATGCTGGTGGTGATGGCAGCCTATCATACGTCCCAGCCACTGGTATCATTACATACACAGGACCGTCTGCATCTGAGGTTAGAGCTCACTTCTCGGGTGGTCTAGGTATAAAGATTAACTCTGGGGTTGTTTCTTTAGATTCAGCTGATAGCGCAGTGTTTGCTGCACTAACGACGACAGGTAATGCGCTGATTGGTGGTAACTTAACCATTGATGGCGACTTTTACGTTGGTGGTACAACTACAACAGTAACCGCAAAAAACCTTGCGGTTACAGACAATATGATTTATCTAAACAATGCAATTGTTACTACGGTTTCAAATGCTGTGGGTTCTGGTACAGCGGTTGTGTACACAACTATTCAAGACCACAATTATCAAATTGGATTTTCTGTAACAATTACTGGTGTTAACCCATCAGCATATAACCTAACTAACCAAACGATTACAGCAATAACAACTAACTCGTTTACAGTTGCAAACAGTGCGGTTGGATCGTTTGTTTCGGGTGGTACAGCAAGAGCACAAACTTCAGCCAATCCCGATTTAGGTTTTGCGTTTGGGTACAGAGACAGCTCATACCATCATGGTGGTTTCTTTAGAGATGCTACCGATGGATATTTTAAGCCCTTCCACAAATACAATCCAGAGCCCGACTCGAGTGTGTTCATTAATACAGCTGACTCTTCTTTTGCATTAGCTGACATTCAAGCTAATAACTTTAGAGGTAAATTAATTACCACAAGCATTAAACTAAACGGTGCTATTAACGCGGGCGACTCTGTTGGTACATCAGGATATGTTTTAACGTCAACTGGTACAGCCTCTGAATGGTCCGCGCCAACCCGAGGACTTACTGGGGGTGGTACTGACCGCGTATTCTTAGAAAATGATCAAACTGTTACTACTACATACTCTATTACAGCCAATAGAAATGCTATGACTGCAGGCCCTGTAACTATTAATGCTGGTACTATTGTAACTATTCCGAGTGGCACTGTTTGGACTATTGTATAAGAGGAAATTATGTCAAAAATAAAACTCGCACCAAACGTCAGTGGAACTGCTGAATTTACTATTGCAGCACCAGGAACTAGCACAAGCCGCACTATCACCCTGCCTGATGAAACTACCACTCTAGTAGGTACTGAAGCAGCCACAGCAATAGCAGTTGCAATTGCAATTGCATTAGGATAAAAGAGGATTAAATGGAAAGTTCAAGATTAACAAGATTCATTTCATTAATTGTTGCATCAAAAGATCAAGCTTTGGCAGGAACTAACGACACAGCTATAATGACACCACAGCGGACTGCTGAATCTGCTACAGCAATAGCAGCCGCACTCGCAATAGCATTAGGATAAAAGAGGATTAAATGGCAAAGAAACTAATCACAACGTATGTTTTCACTCCTGGTGTTGCGGGCGCAGGAACTATTCGAATTCCTGGACGGCATGCATTAGAAAAGCTGTTGCTAATTACTAACGTAACAAAAAATGTTATGTTGTATAATTTTGCTAGCAGCTCATATACCGGAACAACTGTAACATTTACTGCTGCAAATGACTCCACAAACTTTCCTACATTAACTCAACGAGAAGATGGTTACACAACTATTACTCTTGCAGTTACCTCAGCTGGTATGACTGGTGACAAGCTACAGATTTTTGTTGAAGATTCTGTAAAGCATACACAAATTAAACCTTGGGACTTTGGTACTGACGCTATCGAGAGAATGCGCGTTTCAAACCCCCAGTCAATGATCGACGCCGACTTTGAATATGGTCTACAGCCAACTAAGTGGGCTGGTTACGGAACCGTTCGTGGATATCCGTCAGCATATGAACTTCCTGGGATTGATCTTACCGTAAGTGCTATTACAACTGACTGGACAACAACAGCTGCAAACTCTAGTTTAATTACGGTTACAACAAGCGCGGCGCATGGTATTGTTGCCGGCAACGTTGTTAACATAACAGGACTTGCTCCTGGCATTGCCGGATTCAGCCGTGCAGATGGTACATTTATCGTGTTTGATGCTCCTTTAACAACCACTCTTAGATATTTTTCCAGAGGCGTTGTTGGTACAGCAAACGGTCAGAGCTTGTTAACAGACACATCTCTTCTCAAAAGAGGCGACTTGTATACTGGTGCATCAATTCCCGTATCATCTGGTGCTAGTAACGGCGCTAACCCATCGGTAATGACATTAACATTTGCCACTCCACACGGTCTTGTTCCAGGAACTCCTATTCATGTTAATGCTGCTTCGGGAACAAACCCAGCTAATGCTACAGGTCCATTTGTTGTAGAATCTGTACCATCCTTAACAACAATAACATACACTGCTCGTGCCGGTGCAATTGTTGCCACCGCGGGCCCAATGACGTTTACGTTGTATGCTTTTTCCAACTCAACGTTTATTCATAGACCTACAGATGGTGGTGTTATTCTATCAACAAAGACACCATCATATGGTGCTTCCGTTATACGTCAAAGTAAAAAGTATTTTAGATATCAATCTGGTAAAGGCTTTATTTGGTCAACAGGTACGCTATTCAAACCAAACTATGACATTCAATCTGTTACATCGAGTGGGCTTGGAATAGGATCTACAATTACTGTTACGACAGATGATTGGGAACATGGATTACAAATTGGTGCTACTGTTGAATTAACTGGTATCACAACATCTGGTTACAACGGTACGTATGCTGTTGCGACAATTACAAGTGACTATCAATTTACAGTTGTTTCCACGGCAACTGTTGGTGCTACAACAGCAGTACTGGGTATTTCACCAAAGATTTATGTTAAAGCGTGGCACGGTGCATCTGTTCGGGCTGGTATGTTTGACGACCAAAACGGACTGTTCTGGGAACATGATGGAAATAACTTATGTGTTGTAAGACGAAATGCTACTACACAGCTAAGTGGAACGATAACTGCAACTGGAAACTCAAATGCCATTACGGGTTCCAACACAAGATTCACTCAACAACTAAGAGCTGGTGATAGAATTGTTATTCGTGGTATGACTCACCACGTAATTGGTGTTATATCTGATACTGCTATTAACGTATCGCCTGACTATAGAGGCACTACAACTAGTGGTCTTAAAGCTAACCTGATTCAGGAAGTGCGTATTAAACAAAGCAACTTCAACATTGATACTATTGATGGTAATGGTCCTAGTGGATTCAACATTGATACAAATAAGATGCAGATGATGGGATTGCAGTATACATGGTATGGTGCGGGCTTTGTTGACTTTATGGTTCGTGGTTCTGATGGTAATTGGGTCTTTGTTCATCGTATGAAAAATAACAACATTAACGATGAAGCATACATGCGTTCAGGCAACTTACCCGTTCGATACTCAATTGAAAATGATGATCCAAACGCTGCACTAACAGCAGCTATGGACGCTGTTCAAACAACCATTCCATTGGATGATTTAACTTTCTTCCCAACTGCCGGCACGGTGTACATTGACAACGAGATGATTAGATATACTGGTAAATCTGTTACTTCTGGCGCTGGCAACTTGACTGGATGTACTCGTGCTGCATCATTAACCCAATGGCAGCAAGGTACATCATCTACATTCACCGCTGGTGCGGCTGCAACACATGCACTAAACACTGGTGTAATTCTTGTTAGCAACCTCTGTTCACCAACACTTAGCCACTGGGGTTCTGCTCTGATTATGGACGGTGGTTTCACAAACGACCGCGGTTACATCTTTAACTATGAACGTACAGGTCTATCATTAACCACTTCAAGACAGACAGCATTTGTAATTCGTCTAGCTCCTTCAGTTTCTAACAGCCAAGTTGGTGCATTGGGTGCAAAAGAACTTCTTAACAGATCTCAGTTACTGCTGCAAGAAATTAGTGCTGCTTTAACAACAGGTACAACTCCTGGTGTTGTTCAAGTTGAAGGTGTTCTCAATCCTAAAAACTTTGCAAGTGCTACTTGGCTCCCACTTAACACAGAAGCTGTTGGTGGTCAGCCAAGTCTTGCCCAAGTTGCAACATCTATTACTTGGTCATCAGGAACATTTGCGATCCCTGGCGAACAGGTATTCGCGTTCCATGCTCCGTCTGTAACCTCTGGTACATCTGTGGATCGTTTGAACTTGGATTCGTTGAAGGAGCTTACGGGTGCGCCGCTTGGTGGTGACTTTAAATACCCTGACGGATCTGACATTATGGCTGTGAATATTCGTCTTACAGCAGGTACAGGAACAGGTCACGTTATTCTACGTTGGTCAGAGGCACAGGCATAATGTCTATAGTTCTTAACGGTACATCCGGCATTACATCTTCTACTGCGACAAACGTAGATGTAACATATCAGCCACTAACTGCAACTGGTAGTGCACTGAAGTTAACTGGTAAAGATACACAGGGCGGTGTAGGTTATTTTGACTTCTTGAATATTACTAACACAACAAGCGGTGCCACTAACCCAAATAAATTCCTTCGATTGAATAGTACGGGCGGTATAGAGATTATTAATAGTGCCTATACAGCTAACATATTTAATTTAACTAATGCTGGTGCGTTAAGCGTTCCCGGGCCAATATCTATCAGTGGTAAGCAAGCAGTCAATGGCCCTGCATTCTCTGCGTATCCGGCAATTTCGCAAAGTATCACTGCTGGGAGCAGTTTACAAAAAGTCAATTTTAGTACAGAAGAATACGACACAAACAATAACTTTGCTAGTAGTAGATTTACTCCGACTGTTGAAGGTTACTATACATTGAATGCCAGTGTCCGGTTAGATGGTGCATCTGGCACTGGCGAGAATATGATTGTGCTTTACAAAAATGGTACAGAATACAAACGAGGATTTAACTCAAGTGGTGTACAATTTGCTTCCAACTTCTTCAGTATGAGTGTTAGTTCTACTGCCTATGCAAATGGATCAACTGATTATTTTGAGATTTACATTCAACACGGCAATGCTGCGGCGCTAACTACAACTGCATTTGCAAATATTTCGTGGTTTAATGGCTGTATGATAAGGGGAGCATAAGATAATGTCAACAATTAAGGCAAATACTTATCTTGATGCTGCTGGTGGCGGCACGGCCGCATTATCTGGTAATGCCACGACCGCTACAACTTTGCAAACCGCTAGAACCATTGCAATTAGTGGTGACGTAACAGGTACAGCAACATCTTTTAACGGTAGTGCAAACATTGCTATTAGCTCCGCCATTACGGCGGGGTCAATTGTGTCGGCCGACTTCAGCTCCGCAACATCTTTAATTATCTACAACTCAGCAGGCACCGTACTGAAGACAATATACAGTCCCAGTACATAAGTATAAATACTGGAAACAGTATAGGAAAACAACATGGCAATTCCATCATCTAGACAAAGCCTCATCGATTATTGCCTACGCCGTCTAGGCTCTCCAGTAATTGACATCAACGTTGATCCGGATCAAATTGAGGATAAGGTTGATGATGCTTTGTCAAAGTATCACGACTACCACTCAGAAGGCACGTTGAGAACATATCTGCAGCATCAGGTAACAGATTCTAATCTTAGCAGCGGATACATTACTTTAGATCCAAACATTATTTACGTCACAAAGATGTTTCCAATTAGCTCTGGGCTAGGAACATCTCGTGGTATGTTTGACATCAAGTATCAGTTAATGCTAAACGACATCACAAGCATGTACAACTACATTGGCGACCTTGCTTATCACGAGCAGATCAACCAGTATGTTTCTTTGCTTGATATGCAACTAAATGGTACACCACAGATTCGTTTCTCACGCCGTCAGAATAGATTGTACATCGATGGTGACTTTGTCGATGGTGATATACAGAGAGGCGACTATGTTGTTGCTGAGGTAATGGCAAAAGTCAATCCAACCACATACAGCTCTGTGTGGAATGATACGTTTATGAAGGACTACACAACTGCTTTGATTAAGCAGCAGTGGGGTATGAACCTTATGAAGTTTGAGGGAATGCAGTTGCCAGGTGGTGTTACACTAAACGGCCGTCAGTTCTACGAAGATGCTACAAACGAGATTGAACAAATCCTAACAGAGATGCGATCTGTCCATGAAATGCCAATCGATTTCTACGTAGGATAACATGGCAACCAATATATATTTTAGCCAAAAAGTTAAGTCTGAACAGAATCTATTCGAGGACATTGTCATTGAGTCGTTGAAGATGTATGGCCAAGATGTCTACTATCTTCCTCGTGACATTGTCAACAAGGACCCAATTTTTGGTGACGATATTCCATCACGATTTAACTCAGCATACAAGATTGAAATGTATATTGAGAACGTTGATGGGTTTGATGGTGAAGGCGATCTGATGACAAAGTTTGGTGTCGAACTTCGAGACCAAGCAACATTCATTGTCGCTCGTCGTCGTTGGAACCAAACTGTTAAGAGATATGACAACGAGATCAACTCAGTTCGTCCTCGCGAAGGTGATCTAATATATCTAACACTCAGCAACACTATGTTTGAGATTATGCACGTTGAACACGAGCAGCCATTCTATCAGTTGAGCAACCTGCCAACATACAAGCTGCGTTGTGAGAAGTTTGAATACAACGATGAAGATTTTGACACAAATGTTGCAACTATCGATACGATTGAACAGATCGGATATGTTGTTAAACTAACGCTGCAAGATTCGTCAGCTAAAGGCTTTATCATTGGCAACGCTGCTACTCAAACGCTAGCATCTGGCGTTATTGTAACTGGTGACATTGTAGACTACAACGACTCTGATAACATTCTACAGCTTGCTCATATTGGATCTGACGATAGTGATTACCACGAGTTTGTTTCTTCTAGAGTTATTATCTCGCTAGACAGTGATGGTAACACTCTACGCAGAATGGTAACATCTATTAATGAACAGTTGAACCAAGCAAGCGCTCAGAATGATGATTTCAATAACAATGATGATTTTATTGACTTCACAGAAAGCAACCCATTTGGCTCTGTGGAAGGATAAGTAATGTTTGGAACGTATTTTTATAACCAGACGATTCGAAAGAGTGTAGCATTGTTTGGAACAATGTTTAACAATCTTTACATCATGCGCACAGCAGCAAACGGTGACGGTGTTAGCACTATTAAGGTTCCATTATCTTATGCCCCCAAGCGCAAGTATATGGAACGCTTGTTAGAAAACCCCGATCTGGATAACGATACTAAGGTTGCTGTTAAGCTGCCAAGAATGTCGTTTGAGATTATATCAATTGGATATGACCCAACCAGACAGTTGGCAAAGACCAACAATGTCAATTATGTTGGCACAGCGTCAACCAACAGAACAAAGATCTATACACCTGCCCCATACAACATTGGATTCCAACTTAACATCTATGCAAAATCTCACGATGATGCATTGCAAGTTGTTGAGCAAATCATTCCATTTTTTAGTCCACAATACACCCTAACAATCAAGCCGCTTGTAGACTTTCCATCAGTGAAAGAAGATGTGCCGCTTGTGTTAAATAGCGTCACATTTAGTGATGACTATGAGGGTGCTGTTGAATCTCGTAGAACAATTATCTACACGCTAGATTTTGAAATGAAGATTAGCTTCTATGGTGGTTCTGCTGCAGGTAAGATCATTAGAAAAGCTATTGTTGATATTCACCAAATTGATAATGGAATGAAAGATTCAGATCAATTTGTTGAAAGCATTCGTGTTACTCCAGATCCAGCAAACGCAACTGCTGATAGTGATTATGGATTTACAACTACAATATATGGGGCTTTAGATAGCGCATGACCGACTCAGCAGATAATGATTTTGAATATGCAAGACAAGTCTATCACGATATCCTAGCCAAAGGATCTCAAGCGATGGATGAAATGATTGGAGTTGCTACAGCTACTGAGCACCCTCGAGCATTTGAAGTGTTGTCAACAATGATGAAGACCCTTGCTGACGTCAATGGTAACTTGATTGATCTTCACAAGAAGAAAAAAGATTTTAACAAGACAGACGAAGTAGCAGCGCTTCCAGGCGCAACAACAAACAATGTATTCTTTGGCTCGACAGCGGACTTGCAAAAGATGTTGATCGACAATATGAAAGATGTGACCCCAAGTGGCTAATATGAATTATTCGTACAACGGCAACCAAAACGTAAAACGTGATGGCGCGGTTATTGGTTTTACCCAACAACAGATTCAAGAATACGTTAAGTGCTCTCAGGACCCAGCATACTTTGCCCGAACATATTGTAAGGTAATCAACCTCGACAGAGGTTTAGTTGCGTTTGATTTGTACCCATACCAAGACAAGATGTTCCACCACTTTAACAGTGAACGCTTTAACATTGTGCTTGCTTGTCGTCAATCTGGTAAGTCAATCAGCTCGGTTGCGTATCTGTTGTGGTATGCAGTGTTCAAACCTGAGCAGACAATTGCTATCCTCGCTAACAAGGGTGAAACTGCTCGAGAAATGTTGGGCCGTATCACATTGATGCTTGAGAACCTTCCGTTCTTCTTACAGCCTGGAACAAAGGCTCTAAACAAAGGTTCGATTGAATTCTCAAACAACAGTCGTATTGTTGCACGTGCTACATCTGGCGCATCGATTCGTGGTATGTCTGTTAACTTGCTGTACTTGGACGAGTTTGCATTCGTTGAAGATGCCGCAACATTCTACACTTCAACCTACCCTGTTATTACTTCTGGTACAAGCACAAAAGTTATCATCACATCTACTGCAAACGGTATTGGAAATATGTACCACAAGTTGTGGGAAGGTGCTGTGCAGGGGACCAACGACTTCAAACCTTTCCGTGTAGACTGGTGGGACGTTCCAGGCCGTGATGAAAAGTGGAAGATACAAACAATTGCCAACACTTCTCAACTACAGTTTGATCAAGAATTTGGTAACACATTCTTTGGAACGGGCGACACGCTGATTGGTGGCGAAGCTCTTATGAAGCTAAAGATGGTTGAGCCAATTAGAATACTAGAAGATCAGACTGTAAGAATTTATGAAGAAGTTAAAAAAGACCATGATTACATTATGGCAGTCGATGTTGCTAAAGGAGTTGGCGGTGACTATTCTACGTTCAATATTATTGACATTACACAAAAGCCTTTCAAGCAAGTTGCCACTTATCAAAACAATAAAGTATCGCCTATTCTATTTCCAGATTACATTCACAAATATGCTAAGGTATATAACAACGCTTGGGTTCTAATTGAGAACAATGACCAAGGTGGAGTTGTTTGTAATGGAATGTATTACGACTACGAGTATGAGAATCTTTATGTGCAGTCTGCAGTAAAGGCAACCGGTCTTGGTATTACAATGGACCGTAAGGTTAAAAGACTTGGGTGTTCAAACATAAAGGACTTAATCGAGGGTGGTAAACTTGAGATTGTCGATCGTAATACAATTCTCGAGATATCCACATTCGTAGCCAAAGGTCAATCGTATGAAGCATCTGATGGCAACCACGATGACCTTATGATGAACCTAGTGCTGTTTGGTTACTTTACAGGTCTATCTACTTTTGGCGATATGACTGATATCAATGTTAAGAAATTCTTATTCGAGCAACAGACGAGACACATTGAAGATGATGTTGTACCATTTGGCTTTATAGACGATGGATCGGACCCAGACCCAGAACCATTAGTCGACCCAAAGAGTGGTTGGTCAGTTGATAAGGACTGGCGTGCCGAACATTGGGATACCAACGCTAATTATTGATTGTTATAAATAACAGTAATTGAAAATAACCGTATCATGGTTAACTTATTATTGGAACACTGGAAAAGGAAACAGTCATGGCATTATTCACTCCTTCAGAGTCTCCAGCAATTATCATAAAGGAAATTGATTTATCTGGCGTTGTTCCCAACGTACAATCAACTACTGGCGCAATTGTTGGAAAATTTCGTTGGGGTCCTGTAGAAGTTGCAACACAAGTCGATAATGAAGCGACTCTGGCTGCAACCTTTGGTACTCCTAACGATTCAAACGCAGTAGACTTTTTGTCTGCAGCATACTTCTTAAGATATTCAAACAACCTTCAAGTTGTTCGTACAGTAAACACTAGCAATGCTAAAAACGCTCGCTATCCTCGTAAAGCTGCTGCAGCGCCTCTCGTTAAAAACGATGCAAATTTTGATACATTACTAGGAAATCTAGATAGTGATAAACAAGTGTTTGTCGCAAAGTATCCTGGCGCGCTAGGCAACAGCTTAAAAATGTCCATCTGTGTTCCTTCAGGACGCGATTCGGGTGGTACATTTGTTTTGACAGATTCGTCTTTCTCGAACTGGGCTTATAACGATTATTTCGATGGCTCGCCAAGTACTTCAGATTTTGCTGCTGCCAAGGCAGCTAAAAATGATGAAATTCATATTGTAGTTATTGATGAAGATGGTTTAATTACGGGAACAAAAAACACCGTTCTTGAAACATTCCCATTCCTATCAGTTGGCACAAATGCTAAATTGGCAGATGGTACAACTAACTACGTTGTTGATGTAATTAATAAAAAATCAAGCTACATTAAGATGGTTGGCTTTGGCACCGCAGGATTATTGTTTGATTCAGCTGCAGGTACAACAATTGATAGTGGTGATAACTTCTGGAGCCCAGTTGTTTCAGATTCTATTATAACATTCTCATTAGACAGCGGTAACAATGGTGGTGCTTTAACAAATAGTAATTATCTAACCAGCAACGCTTTATTTGCAGACAAAGATACAATTACTGTAGACTTCTTAATTGCTCCAGGTCTAACAAACGATTCAGACCATGTTACAGTTGTTAATGATTTAATATCAGTCGCAACAGCTCGTAAAGA